CATAGATGGTGCGGTTCAGGGTGCCGAGTTCAGGCATCTGGTTAATCCTGCTGGCCAAACTTCCGTAGAGGACTTAACCAACAGTAAGAACGGTGACGCCTTACCCGGGTTACCCTCTGATATAGGTGTATTGCAGGGAGGCAATCCGCTAGCCGTAAAGACTGCCGCTGAGCAAGCGGACAGATACGAGCGCCGCATTAGCCGTGGATTCCTCATGGGCACAGGGGTAGTGCGGGATGCCGAGCGAGTTACTACCGAAGAAATTCGGCTAACGGCAAACGAGCTGGAAACTGCCTTCGGTGGGGTGTACTCCTCACTGGCTGGTAGTTTGCAGAAACCCGTAGCCGAATGGCTGTTCAATGCCATCGATCTTAAGCTGTCAGGCACGGACTTAGAAGTTACCATTGTGACGGGGCTGGACGCCTTAAGCCGCAACGGGGACTTAGAGAACTTCCGGTTGGCTATGGGAGACATGGCCGCAGTAACCAGTGTACCACCCGCTTTGTCAGCTAGGATGAAGTGGTCAGAGATAGCTTCATTCATTGGACAAGGCCGGGGAATAGACCTAGCCCGATTCCTGCTTAACGACGAGGAATTTGGCCAGCTACAGGCCGCGCAGCAGCAGCAGCGCATTACCGAAACAGCAGCAACAGATACCGCCAGCGCCGCTGGTGTAGCTTTAACACAAGGACAATAGATGGAACCCGATAACACTCAACCTACCGCCCCAGCACCTACTGCCCCCGCAGCCCCTGCCGCTCCTACTACGCCGCCTGCGGCACCTCCTGCCGCTACCTCTGTACTGATCGGGGACCAGCCTGCCCCAACTACACCGCCTGCTGCGTCACCTACTCCTACAACCAACACAGGGGTAGAGTACGAGCCTACAGGCGATGTGGGTCTAGACATGGCCTTAAACTTCATGGGGAAGCAAGGGCTAACAGCAGACCACCCCGCGATGGTTGCTGCCCAGAACGGCGACTTCACAATTCTCAAGGCTACGCTAGCCCAGAAGGGTGCACAGGGTTGGGAGCAGTTTGTCGCTTTAGGTGAGGCAGCTTACACTCGCGCCACTGCGGAGGCTAACACCAAAGCCGCTGCCGGGCGTGAGGCAATCTTTAAAGAGGTGGGCGGCGAGGACACGTGGAAACAAATTCAGACGTGGGCCGGGGCTAACGCAACCCCAGAGGAAAAGACTGAAATCAATGCGTTATTAGCGCAGGGTGGTTTGGCAGCACGTACAGCGGCACGCTACCTAGCCACGGCCTACAATGGCGCTAATAACGTGGTAGTAAACCCGGCTGACCCACTTGCTAGCGCAGGCCGGGCCAGTGCCCCTATTGCCAGCAATGGGCCGCTAGACGCCCGGGAGTACGCCAAAGAAGTTGCAATATTGAATCGCAAATTAGGTGGCCGAATGGAGGAAAGCCGCGAGTATGCCACCTTGCAGCAGCGCCGCGCTGCGTACCGATAGGTATTCAGTACCTATATTACAAAGACCTACCCTCCGGTAGGTTGCAATATTTAAGGAGCCTTAGTTGCCCATTACCGAATCGCTAAATATCACCCGCCCGGGCCAAAGCAACAGTGCCGGGGCGATCAACGCGCTCCACCTAGAGGAGTTCACCGGAATCGTCGAGGGCACCATCGAACGCATGTCTAAGGTTAAAGACAAGGTCCCTATGCGCCCGGTCAAAGGCACTAGCATCTTGACCAACTTTGCGGTTGGTGAGTCTACGTTGCAGAAAGCAACCCCCGGTGTCGTGCCTGATGGTACTACCACGGACTTTGCAAAGCGCATCCTGACAGTGGATACTGTCATCTTAGCCCGGGCAGTCTTGCCCTTGCTGGAGACTTTTCAAACCAGCTACGATAGCCGTAAACAAATCGGCGGCGAGCATGGCAAAAAGATTGCTAAGTTTCTCGACCAGTCGTTCTTCATCCAAGCCATCAAAGCCGCGCTGTTCACAGATAGCACTTACCGCAACACGGGCGCTGCTGGCAAACCCGCAGGCCACTTTGGTGGAAGCCAGCAAACCCTAGCTGCCGCTGGTGACTCGTTGGATCCCGTCAAGCTCTTCGCCGCTGTTGCTGCCCTCTTTACCAAGATGGAAGACAAAGACGTAGACCCTATCGGTGACGACATCATGATCGCCTTGCGCCCGGACGCGTATTACACGCTCTTGCAGAACGAACAGATCATCGACGGCTCCTACAAGACCGCCGAAGGGACGAACGTGCAAGGTCGTTTGTTGAAGGCCTACGGCGTGCCTGTAGTGAGCTCTAACAACTTCCCCGGTGGGCAGACTATTTCCGGTCACCTTCTGGGCACATCCTTTGATGGTGACTACACCAAAGTAGTGGCCTCTGCCTTTAGCCCCCGTGCACTCATGGCAGGTGAGACTATCCCTCTGACTACGGATGTGTTCTACGACAAGCTCTCAAAATCTTGGTTCGTGGACGCCCATGTGTCCTACGGGGTAACCCCCAACCGCGCTGAGTTCTCTGGAGTAATCCTGAAACCTTAAGCCACAATAAAGCCTTCCCTAACCGGAAGGCTTTTTTTTCGTTATGGAGCCCATTATGGCAAATGAATTAGAGGTGGTCAATGATTGCCTAGCCTCAATGGGCGAGAGTCCATTAAATACTATCCTTGAACCTCACGAGTTTAAGAGCAGCGCCCAGAGGGCGTTAAGCAAGGCTAGCAAGCGGGTTCAGCAAGAGGGCTGGTGGTGTAACCTAGAGGCTGCTACATTGACACCTAGCCCAGACACGGGGCACATTACGCTGCCAGGTGACTGCCTCAAATGGCAATCAGGTGTGCGCAATGCACACCTAGGCTTTGCCGAAAGTAAGCCTTGGCTAGTCCAGCGCGGGCTACGCTTATACGATACCCGTGAAAGCAGTTACGTTATCACAGAAACGGTGACAGGGGAGCTTGTACGAGAGATCCCATTTGAAGACCTCCCTCCCGTGCTTAGCGCCTATGTAGGTGCTGAGGCCGTTCTGCGCTTCCAAAGCGACTTTGACGCAGACAACAGCAAACGGCAGGAGTTAGCGCAGTTAGCGGCTGTCTGCCGCACAGCTGCAAGAGCGGAACACATACGCCAAACTGCGTACAACGCAATTTACTTAAACCCACGACTTGCTCGAATTAAGTTTGTGGTAAACCGATGGAGGTGATATGAAAGTAGCCAACAGCTATGCGTCCCTACTACGAGGCGTGAGTCAGCAAGTCCCCCAAGATCGGGCGGAAGGGCAGCACACCGAACAAGTGAACATGATCTCTGACCCTGTAAACGGACTGAGCCGTAGGCACGGTTCCGTGTGGCTAGGTGAAGTGCTTACAGGTACGCTCACCCCTGCCAACATAGCCGCCTATCGGAAAGACGTGGCTAACTGGGTTAGTTACGATTTTGATAAAGATGGCAAAGAGTATGTAGTGCTCTACAGAAAGAAGGCGCGGCCATTCGGGGCAGAAGCCCTCCCCGTCTGTGTTGTGTACAACAAGACGGACAACCGCTTCTTGGGGTATCGGCGTAACCCGCAGGATGCTGGCCTCGACACGCTAGAGGCTGGCGGCATAGCTGCACTGACCTCCGTGGGTAAGTACCTGTTTATGACCAGCCCATCAGTTCCCTTAGGGGGATCAACCAGCGAGCAATGGTTGACACCCTTTAACTCGGGCTTAGGGGTTATTTGGATTAGAGGCGGGGCATTTAGTCGCACGTTCACCGTGACTGTAAGAACACAGGTAAGCGTCACTACGGCATCCTATACTACACCATCAGCCAGTTACCCCGGCACGCTGGACACTAGCGACATACTGACTGGTGACCCGAACTACGTTAAGAAAGTTAACGACCGCGTCAATTCCTACAACTCGGCGGTCACCGCATGGGTTGGTACTAGCACAGCCGCTACACAGCCCGGGGCTATTGCCTCCCAGTTGGCCTCTAACTTGCAGGCACAGGGCCTGCCCTGCGGGGTCATAGGATCCCACATTTTCTTTGTCACCGCCGGGTCGCCTAGCCAGATCATAAAAGCCTTTGTCGTAAATGATGGGGGCGATGGAACCTTGATACGTGGGGTAGCCAATGAGGTCGAGAGTGCTGATAAGGTGTCTCCAGTGCATTATGCTGGCAAAGTTATTAAGGTGCGCGGGAACTCCTCTGATGCTTCTTACTACCTCAAAGCAGTACCTAAGGATGTTTCCATGGGCGGCTACACTGAGGTAACGTGGATTGAGGCAGCGGGGGTAGTAAACACCATTAGCACCGGACTCTACTACGCTACCATCGTGGCCAACAACTTCTGCATAGCCAGCAGTGCTACGCTATTGGCTACTGTAGCACCGCCCGGTGGCGAGGCTCTTACACCCGGCCCCCACCCTGACTTTGTACAGAGCGCGGCTGGCGACGGAGACAGCGCACCTATGCCTTTCTTTGTTAATCGCATTGTGACCTACTTAGGCACTTTCCAGAACAGGCTATTGGTTGGTAGCGGAGGTGCGCTGGCGGTATCCGAAACAGACAACTACCTAAACTTCTTTAGGACCACGGTGCTAACCTTGCCGGGCAGTGATCCATTTGAGATGCTGCCACAAGGCAGCGAGGATGACGTACTGTACCACGGCACTCAGTACGATCAGGACTTGATCCTATTTGGTAAGCGTAGGCAGTACATCATCAGTGGGACTGTTGCGTTGACTCCTACCAGCGCAAATATGCCTGTGCTGTCTAGCTACGAGGGCGTAGTGGACGCTCAACCAGTATCGGCGGGGGGCTTTATCTTTTACGCTAAGCGTGCCGATGGTTCCAGCAGCGTCCACCAGATACAGCCCGGACAGAATAACAAAAGCCCTGAGTCTTTCCCAGCATCCAGCCAAGTGGACACCTATATAAATGGTGGCATAGTAGAGATGGCTAGTAGTACGGGGAGCCCCAGTCACTTGTTTATGCGCACAGACGCCAATCCTAACAGCTTGTTCACATTCACCTATCTGGACAAGCAAGATGGGCGGAAGATGGACGCGTGGGCGCGGTGGGAGTTTAACCCGATACTTGGTGCGCTTATGGGGATGTCGGTAGTAAACGATGGGGTCGTGTTGATTAGTTTACGAGAGGCCATCAACAATGTATTCTTTGTAGCAGACTTTGTTACTACACGTACAAGCCTAAGCTCTCGGCCTTACTTGGACAGCAACCGCCCGTGGAGTGTTGTAGGAGGGGCAAACTCCTTGCAGACTAACAGTGGCCCTCAATGGGCGGCAGCATTCGGCAGTAAGTCCGGCAGGCCCTTTACGGGGGCGCTCATGCCAAACTCAGCTAGCCTAATAGCCAGTTACTACGGAGAGGTAGACTTGCGGGCAGGGGCAGTACAAGATGCCTACTTTGAGCCTACTAATCCGTACATGCGTGACAACAAGGGTAAGGCTATTCTTAGTGGCAGGCTCACAGTTACCAAGGTTACATTGGCATTTAAGCAGTCTACTGGATTTAGTTGGACAACCTTCTACAAAGGGCAGGCTGACCCCACCATCACTTTTAATGGACGCTTGCTAGACGCAGCCAATAACCTGATAGGTATTGAGCCTGTTACTACGGGACAGTATAACATCCCGGTAGGCAAAGAAACCCGCCAGTATAGCTTACGCATTAGTGCAAGGCGCTGGTATCCTTTAACCGTCACCGCTTTGGAGTGGAGCGGCCAATTCTTTAATCGAGTACAGAGGTTCTAATATGAGTGCCGCAGCAATAGCAGATTTCGGTATCAAGGCCATAATGGGTTTAAGCGCAGGTATTACCGAGCAGGGCCAAGTAGACGCGAACAACATAGTTAGCGCGGCTAACGCTTGGGCTAGCAATCTGGTGCGTGCGGCCAATAACACTGCCAAGGGTAGCCGAGCCTCCCTCCAGCGCTTCAACCAGAGCGTGAACAACCAACGGGCGCTGGACAACATGGGATCGTCCATGGAGGCTGCGGCGGTTAACTACCGCCGGGCTAGGGACAGTCGCACTAACGATAACTTCGAGAAGCAGATTGCTTACTCAGAGCAGGCTGGGGCGCAGGCGGCAGCTAGCGCCTTGTCTGGACTCACTGGAGGGGTAGCCGACCTAGTGGCGGGGACTACCGCCTTACGCAAATCCCGCCTACAGCAGCGCTTTAACGATGCTACTAAGCAGGGCGATTACGATGCCGCGCAAAGACAGCAGCAAATCTTTCAAGCTGGTTGGGATAGTTTAGACAGCAGCGAAATAGCAGCAGACCTCGATTATAGCATCGACGTAGCCCAGACTCAGCGCCGCGCCGGGGGGTTCATAAGCGATGTCATGGGACAGCAGGATGCTAAGAACATGGCTAGCGCAGCGGCCACCGCAGGAAGCTGGTTTAAATCTTTAGGTAGTAGCACTGAACAAATTGGGAGCACAATAGAATATGCCTAGCGATAATACACTCGGAGCCCCTACAGAGGGGCTTGGGCAGACAGTCACGTTCACCGCCAAGGATGGGGAAGGCGTACCGCAGACGACCGCTATGCAGCGTGGCGCTTTAAAGAACGACTTTATGGGCGGGGGTGCTCTGCGCACTGCACAGGCCTTACAGATACAGGCCCCTGTCGGACAGGATGCGTTAACTGCCGCCTTGTTTAAAATGGGTGCGGGTATCTTCAAGGAACGGCTAGAGGCGGAAAACACCTTAAAGTTTGCAGAGGGGATGCAGAAAGCTGCACAAGGGCAGGCCATTGAGGAGATTGTAAATGAGCAGCCTTGGTACTCCAAGCTGTTTGGTTCTACTAGCTTAGTGGATGGGGCAAGGGCCTACACGGCGTCTAATTTAGCGCTGTCCACTGCGACCGAGTTTGAGAAAGACATGCCAGAGCTACGGAAGCTTTCGGCAAACGAAATGGCTAAGGTGGCTGCGGACAGGCTGAGCAAAGCCAGCAGCACAGGTGACCCTACCACTAATGCTATGGTCATTCAGCAGTTTAGCCGGGAACTTCCCGGCGTCTTGAAGCAACAGGCCAAGGCGCACTTGCGCTATCAGCAGGAGGTACTAGAGACCTCCATGGGTGACTCGGTGACAGCAACAGGCAGTCGTTTACAGTCGGTGGATGTAGCCTCACGGGGCAGCAGCTCGACCGTAGACCCGGCGGACGTTGTTATAGCTCAGCAGGGCTTCATGCAGTCCCTCATTAAGCCACCAGAAATGGACAAAGCTGCACACGAGAAGCTGGTCACCTCTAAGCTGATGACTCAAATCTACGCAGGGAACTTCGCGGTATTTAACACACTGGAAGACTCGGGCTACTTAGCTAGCCAGCCTGCCGAAGTACAGTCCGCGCTTCGCCACGCCCACCAAGCAGCCAGTAACGAGGCCCGTGGTAAGATGCCCATCGAGTTCTTGGAGGAACAGGCAGCGTGGTTGGGGCTTAGTCGTGATCCTACAGCTAGCAAAGAAGACATCATCAAGGGGCGACAGGCTTTGCAGGATAAATACACTGCCGCCACAGGCGACCGCAGCCAGATCGTTAGTAACGCCACGACAGTGCAAGAGTTCCAGCAACTTCAAGCAACACAAGAGCGTGAGCGTGATCAGTTAGCGGCTGAGGCTAAGCGTGCCGCTGCCCCAGAGAACAAGAAGCTTGCAGAGATTGCGGTGTACCAGCACGATGTAGGGCGCATGCTTAACTTTGCAGAGCCTTACTACATCGGGCACTTAGACCCAAAAGATCGTCAAGCCACCCTCGATCATCTAGCCGCTACTCAGCCGCAGGCTGTACGCATGAAGGTACTCGTGCAGCAAGCTGACATGAATATTGTGGACAAGACTTTCCAGAATGCTATCAACGCAGGGGTTAATGCAGCACTTCGCACTAACGACCCAGTGCTATTAAAGAACGTCTATGAACAGCAGGTGCTTCCACTGATTAAGGCTGGGGGTGACCGGGGGATTGCGGTAGCCCTAGCTTATGCCGATAAAGACGTAGGTGATGTGCTGGCACGCTACCATGAAGTGGCTCAGGGCAATACTGCTGATGCTAGCACCATAGGGCTCTACTACAGTCATGCTGTCTTACCACAGCCTGCCAAGATGGACGCGAAGACGGAGAAAGAAGTTGTCGCTTCCATAGCTAGCGGAACAACGGGTAGTTTCTTTAAGGCCGCTGGGCGGATGTTTGGGGGAGACTCCTACCCTGTAGAGAATGCAGAGGCGGTAGCAGGGTGGCTAAAGCCGTATCTCAGCCCGGCTATCAAGGACGTAGACACAAACGTCACGGCTGCAAAGGCCCGTGCAAAAAACCTGAGCATCGTAGGCGGGTACGGTTGGATGAAGAGCGAGAGCTCTAAGAGCCTTACTGACTACTACGCTGGCCTTAAGGCTGGGGAAGGGGTGCCTCCCGACCAGATCAACCGCGCCACACGGGAGCATATAGACATGGTGCGCGACCAGCTTAAGCTTGAGGGAGACATCCAAATCGGGCAGGATCGGGACGCCTCTGACGGAAGCCCCCGCTTGTTCATGATAGGTACAGACAGTAGTGGTAAGGTGCGCATTCAGCCTTTCACAGGCGCTGAAATAACAGCTAGCTTTAAGGGCCGTTGGCACGTAGAAAATAAACCTCTGGACTTAAGCACAATTGATGCACGCAACCTAGGCAAATCAGCCTTAGAGCAAGCCCTCGAAGATAAGCGTAAGTTCGACAAAGCAAACAAACCTAAATAGGATAACCATGAGTAAAGCCACCTTTGAATCCCAGTACGCTAGCGCTGCTGAACAAGCAGCCGCCCAGCTAGGTACGTCACCTAGCGCCTTGTTAGCCCAATGGGGTTTAGAGACTGGCTGGGGCAAATCGATCATCCCCGGAACAAACAACCTAGGCAACATCAAGGACTTTAGTGGTCGAGGCGTTGCTGCCGTTGATAACGCCACGGGTAGTACGGACAAGTACCGAGCCTACGCGACTACTGACGAGTTTGTTACAGACTATGTTAGCTTGATCAAGCGTAAGTATCCCGGTGCGGTAAACCAAAAGTCCGCTGCTGGGTTTGCAGGAGCCCTAAAAGCCGGGGGCTACGCAGAAGATCCTCTGTATGTGCAGAAGATTGCTAAGCTGGCGGGGGAGCCTGAGCCTGCTCTGCCTACCCCAAGCCAAAAGTATGCCGCTGGTATTGACGCTGTGCGGTCATCGCAGGTGCTAAAGGCACAGGATCAAAGGGCCTACGAGAAGCAACTACTGGACGAGGCGGACAAACAGCGTGCTGAGATCGCAGCGCGGCCCACAGGGCTCGAGATGTTTGGTGCCGCGATGGCGGGTAATACCACGGGTAGTATCTTTGGGGCGCTCTTCCGAGATCGTCACGAAGCGGTTGATGGGTTTGCTGCCGATGTTAGCACCCTGCCTAAATCGGCAGACTCTGACCTAATCGAGGATTACGGGTCTGCAAGGAGTCCAGCGGAAGCCGCCGACATACTGAGCCGCTACGAAGAGGAGCAGTTTCGCATTCGCACCTTAATGGATCGCGGCACTGGGACGGGTATCGGGTTGCTCCTAGGCGGTGAGATAGCCGACCCGCTTAACTGGGCAGTGCCCTATGCTGCGGCTAGGGCGGTAGGCCGCGCAGCCGGGGCAACGGTCAAAGGGGCCGTGGTAGAAAACCTATTAAGCGGTACTGCGCTAGAGGTAGTAAAGCAGTCCTTACAGGGGGACTTTCGCCCACGCGACCTAGCTATTAGCCTTGTAGCTGACTCGTTAATTGGGGCGGCTGTCGGCAGTCTTAGCACCCTGCGCAAAGCGGAACAGGTAGTGGAAGACGGGGCGCAGGTCGGGCTTGGCCATGCTGCTGAGTACGCCGCACGTGCAGAAGCACAGGTAGGGGCTGGTGCCAGCACCTCCGATTTACGGCGGGTAATGGACGACCTAGAGAAGGCTGACCTTAACAGCGTGGTAAAAGCTGCGGCAGACCCCAATCCGGTCGCTGATAGCCCCTTAGCAACTGCCTTAGCCCCTAGCCCACAATCTGCCGCTAGCCCCCCAGCCCCGTTGATAAGCCCCCGGGAAAGCTTTGACGCTGGTTGGTCCTCTACAAGCACCAATGCTGAGGCTGAGTTTGACAGCCTAGGCAAGATAATGTTTAATGAGATGGGGTACTCTGGGGCTAATGGGGCACAGCGCGTTAGCGCTTACTCTGGTGGGGTAGCCTCCGACTTAGATAGTCTAAAACGCCTCCCCGCAGGAGTGCACATCAGTAGCAACGTCTCTCCTAGCATGGCTACGTCTATCCGTGCAGTAGAGAAGATAGCCGAACGATTCCTAGAAAGAGGAACGGTCATTACAGTGCACGCTGATGCGGTAGAGATCCCTTGGGCTAGAGGTACATACGCTAACGCGGCGATTAATCAGGTAACCCCCAAAGTTGCTATGATCAGAGTGAACCCGGCGATAAGCCGGGAGCAGCAGCTTAAGTCCGTCACCCACGAGATGGGGCACGCAATATTCAATCAGAAGATTGCCACCCTTAAAGACGGAGACAAGGCTAAGCTTATGGCGGCTTTTGAGCGATTCTTGACCGAAGCTGCACAGGGCAAAAATGGTGACGCTGCCCTAAGCATGCGGTTTAGTGCACTCAATGAAAACCTACGCCCTGCTGCCTCTGGGACTTCTAAAGACAGCTCTGCTTACTTCCTCAACTGGGACGAATTTAGCGCGGAGCAGTTTGCTAAGTTCGTTGCCCAAGACGCGGTAGGGGCTAACAAGGTTGGCCTAGGTGAGTCGGCTATCCGTATCATAAAGCGTGCTGTTGCTGAGGTGCTTGAATTC